ATATTTGTCAAGTAAATAATAAAAGTTTTTATAATTGGCTAAATAAAGGGTATTGGTAAGGGTTTTATATTACTCTATGACGCGTTTTCAAGCGTTTCTCAGCGTTTTCTATGTTGGCAAAGGGTTTTATACCTTATAAAATTAAAACGCTTGTATTGAGGTTTCTCTTTGACCTTGACTTTCTAATTCTTCTTTAATGCCATCATCTAAAGTTCTTTCCATTAAAGCATAACGCAAAGCATCTACAGCGTGGTCAAATCCTGTCGTTTCATATTGCTCTGGGTTTCTTCTATCTGTTTGAATTGTTTTTAATGTTCCGTAAGTAAGAGGAACATCTTTTGTGAAGTATAGTTTAGGTTTTCTTGAGTATTCATTTACTTTCAATCTCATGTGCATCTGTTGTTTTCCGAATGTCCTATTGTTGTTTGCTTTATGCATAAGTAATCCTTGCCTTTCAAATATTTCTCCAATACTTTCTCCTTCATTTTGTTTTCCCCACATTGCTGGGTCGCTAGGAGCATAAGCTGTAATAATATTATGTTCATTTTCTAAATCTTTAATTGTTCGTGCTACTTCATTTGCTCCCATCATTAATCCCTTATTTGTTCCATCGGCAGTTCCTACCCACTCTCTGAATACTATTAAATCTTTATCATGGTTTTCTGCCATCCATACTGTTGCGAATGGAGCAGTAAATCCCCAATCAAATCCTCTAATGATTATGTCGCTACTTGTTGGAATGTAAGTATCTAATAAATGTTGACTATCATTTACTTCAGGAAACGCTACTCCTTCAATCTTACTCCAATCTCCATATCTTAATGCTTGATACATAGCATCGCCTTGTTGTTGTAATCTTTTTTCGTAAAGAGGGTCGCTTAATTGCAAGAAAGGATTATCGTCTAATGTTGCTGGAATAAATAATCTACTTAATCCTGTATCTTTATCTTTGACTATTGTATAAGGTTTGCATTCTATAAATCTATGTCTTACCCAGTCTATATGTTTTCCTACTGGAGTTCCTGTGCATCTTACTCTTGGAATTATATCTGGATTTGTACTACGACATCTTGAATGCAAATACAAATACATATCTTCTTCAAAGTGAGTTATTTCATCAAAATAAACTCCAGCATTATATTCTTGCCCATCATGTTGGTGTTTATCATTAGGACTTTCCATGTGAGAAAAATATATCTTCCCACCACTAGGAAATATCCATACTGCTTTTTGTGATAAATAATGTGCTCCTAATTTTCTATAAATTTGTTGAGAATAATCTAGTAACTGTTGTAATTCTTTTGTTGTTCTTCTGAATACTACTGCCTTTGCATCAGCATGATTCATTTGGCGACAAGCATCAATAAGTAAGACGCTTGACTTTCCACTGCCAGCTCCACCAAGATAAGCTACTTCGAATATCCTCCCAGTTTTTAGGAATTCTAATTGTTTCTTGGTAGGTTTCCATATTAAATTAGTGTTCTTTGATATCATCAATTGTAGGCTCTATGGCATCTATCTGTGGTACTTCAATAATATTAATTACCTTTTGTGTTTGGTCTATTTCTTGTTTTTCGACATAGCCTCTATCCCTGCCGACTGTTTTCAAAAAGAACATAACAGCGTTTTGGTTTCCATCTCTTATCAATTCGAGTAATTTGCTTTCAGCAAAATCTATTATCTCTTGTCTTGCATCATCAAGTGCAATCTGTAAATCTTCGTCATTGTTTACCCTTTGATAAAATGCTTGTCTTGATATATCTAATCCTCTGCATATATGAGATACAATTCCTTTGCCTTGTTTGATTGCGTTGATTAATGTTTCTTTTGATACTTTCATGTTACTTCCTTTTAAGATTAACATACCCTTTCTTTTTTGTTTTGTCTTTAAGTTTTACTTCTGGATATTTTCCTGTTTTCTTTGCTATTTTCCTTGAACAATATTGAGGATATGTTTTTAGCAACCATTTGACAGCATTTTCTTCATATTCAACAGTTCTATAATTTTGTATTCCACCTTTTTCGGAATAATACTTAGTTTTCGGAGCAACATGATTAAACCTCATAACTGCTCCATCTTCTATGTAATATTTAATGCTCCTTTCAAAATCTTCTTTGCCCATTTCAGGATTTGTACTTACTAGAGCTTTATCACTATGACTATTAATCCATCCATAAAAACACGCAACAATATATCTCAACTCAAAAGAAATTTTGTTCTTCATAAAATATGGATTCAATACTGGATTAACTCCCCAAAGAGTTATGTTGTAATTATTACATAATTCAAATGCTTGTTCTACAAATTCTACAAGGTTAGTTAATCTTTCAGTTCTTTTGTCATTTACTTTATACCTTGCATCTTCTATATCATCATCTATACCAAATACAAGTTCTCCTTCTTTGTAATAGTTTACGATAAAATTTCTTTGCGTGTTAACATGATTGGTGTTGCTTATAATTATATTTACAGGAAACTCTTTTAAATTCTCTCTATATGCTTGTTCTTCATTAGGATTGCTTAAAAATATATCAACTTGTGCCATATCTATGTCAGTTTGTTTCAGGTAGTTTAAAGTTTTTTTTGTAATAGTTTCTGCTCTTGATATTGAAGGTATTGCTATTCTGAATGTCATACTACTCCCCAATGTTCGTATTCTTTATGGCAACCACCTCTACAACTAATGGTTAAAGTATCGGTAACTTCATCTAAATATATATCTAATTCATAAGAACATTCAGTACAAAAATATGCTCCTGTTTTTTCGTCCATATATATTTCTCTTTCTTCTAATGCGATTTCAAGCATTGTTTGTTTACGAAATCCATAGAACTTACCCATTTAATTCTTTGAGTTTTTCGTCTTCCCTTTCTTGTGCTTTTAATAATTCTTCTTGCATACTTCCACACTCTGCCATGTTTCTTCTGTAATAAAGAACGCAACTTACTCTTTCATAAGTGCCTTGTGCTTTTTCATTGCCAGTTTCTATGCTATATGCTGCGGTATTTCCATGCCATTCATGAACATCACATAAAGCTAGGTCAGTTGTTTTCATACTTACTGCTACTCTATATTTTGGAAATACTAAGTTGAATCCCTTGAAATTGTTTGTTGTAAATGCAGTCATTACTCCAAATCCTTCTTCATAATCTCCTTGGTCTTTATGGATAGCTGTTCTAAAATTCCTATTAACTGTTACAGTAGTAAAAGCAGTATCTTTAATGTAAAAATCTGGATGAGTTTTTTTTATCATATCATGTTGCTTTTGATATCTTTCTGGATGCAATTCTTTGAATAAATCATTTACCTTCTTGATGAAAGGAAGTGCCTGTTGAAATTTCTTGGGATTTTTTAAGTTGTATGCTGTTGTTCTACAATAAGGATATGAGCCTGCCTTATCCATGTATCCTATAACTCCACTATTAACAGGATTGGCTCTTGTTCTTTTACTTAACTTTCCATCACTTGCTCTTACTTGTTGCATAGTATAATCGCCAGTTTGTATAGCATGATATTTTGCCATTTCATTTTCTTTCAATTTACCACCAGCTTGCCCTCTTGCATTTGTCATTTGACTAGCATCTCTTATATTCGCCCACGCTTGTTGGCATATATTTTTTGGAATGATATTCTTTCTAAAGATTAAAAGAGGCTCTCCATTAGGTTTATAAACATTTGCATCTTCTTCTACAAGAGTATCGTACATATCCTCTCTTGCGTATTCTCCAGCAAATTTATTTGCTTGTTCATCTGTAAGTTGTTTATCTAACTTTATCGTAAGCATCTTTTATTATCTCATAAACAAGTTCGGAAGTATTTCGTATGCCTTTCTTTTCTTTTATTACTTCTAGCTTGTCCATCATATCCTTATGTTTATCTTTATCCAATATTACCTGCAACATTTGTATTCCACTAGGAGAATACTCACTAACATCATCATTTGGATTAGGTCTTATTGTTGGAATATCTAAATCTACTTCTTTGTTCAGTAAGTTTTCTAGTTCTTTATCTACCCACATATTATCTAGTTGGACTCCCTTTTCTACATCTTCTAGCATTTGTGAAGTGTCCCAATCCAAATCTACTTGAGCTACTCTGTTGTCATAATATGCGAGTTTTCTTGCCTTAACATCTTTGTTTAAATCTAAATCTTTCCTTACTACTACTGTAAGTTCTTGTCCATTGCTTTCTACGAAATTAACTGGCAGATTGTTTTCCATTGCTGTTTGATATGTTTTGTTACCTGCGATTATGTTGCCATGTTTATCAGCTAAGATACTTCTTCCTAATCCAGTTTCTTCAATAGATTTTTCAAGCATCCATTGTCCTCTTGGTGTACCTTTATTCGCATTTCTAGTATCTGGTTTAAGGTCTTCTTTTTCCATTCGAAACTCCCTCGCTCTAGTGTCAACTTTTGTCAACTTTTGAGCATATAATCACTTTATTCTATTTATGTTTTATTGTCAAAATACAACCATAGTAATGTCCATATTGCGAACAATACCCACGCTACTATTTTAATCGTCGCCATGTTGTTCATTCTGTGAATATCCTTCTGGATATACTTGTGGTTTTGGTTTATTCATTATGTTTAACAATAACCATTTAGCAAAGTAATAGTAAGCATCTTGCCATAGTTGTATATTGTATTTTTCTTGAAACTTATGAATTCCTATATCATGTAGTTCGCTGTGCTTTTCTCTTACTAAAGGAACAACAGTAAAGTGTCTTTGATTTGGCTCTTTCCTGTGTCCTCTAGTTCCTATTGCCTCTAAATGATGTAAATCGGCTACTGGATTTCCTGTAAGACAACATGGTTGTTGCCTCATCCATTCTAGATAATCTAAAGAATGTAATTTTACATAATCTTCATTGGGTAAATACATATATTTTCTCCTTGTTCTCTAATAGTTTTTTGAGTCTTATTGCTAAAATATCTGCTTTGTGTTCTTCATCAGTAATTGTTTCTTGTTCTGCGATAAGAG